GGTTGATGACACGTGAGGAACGACGTGGAGAGAAAGAGACAAATCTTGACACCCTGGTCAAACTAAACGTTCTGGTATCCTTTCTCACTTTGGCTATGGTCGGTGGCATCGATGCTGTCCGAGCTGCTGTAATGTTCATTCCCTACTTCTAGCGCGCTTAAGATCCTCAACGACTCTCAAGTTCGGTTTACCGGGTTCTTCAGTGTGATAAGGCACGAACTGCGGAATTGCTATCCAACAGTCTCCTGCATGCGATGGTAACTCATCCGCGTTAAACACTCCAGCTTCTTTGTAATTGTGAGTGTAACCAAGGAAGTCCGGTCGCCAATATCCTTTGCCTTTCTGAACATCGTAGACGTAGAACTTCATTCGTCTTCCTCCTTGTGTCGTTCAAAGTCTGCTCGAGCATTGTCACGTGCGTTAGCCAATTGTTTCAGAACGTCTTGAAAGTCTCTTCCTTCAGCAAGGACGCCACTGAACATCAAATGCCATGCGACACGAAGTCCTTCCCAATATCCTTCGTCGTAAATCATTTCTTCATTGTAAATCATTCGTCTTCCTCCTCAAGTTTGGTGATCCGACGTTGATACGTGACAAGACGTACAGTCGCTTCATATCCTAGAGTCTCAATGAGCGCGGATATGCACTGAGAAGTCTTGTAATTATTCTCCTTCAGAAGTTTTAGGACAGCATCAGCCCTGTTGCTCACGGTTATGGAGTATTGGTTCGCCATATTCTACGCTAAATAATAATGTTATTTAGTATATTCCCCAAAAAAGGCTACGCCATAAAATAATATAGCGGGGGCATTTGCATAGGGGTGGAGGTCGGGGGAGCGAAGCGAGGGTGGAGGACGGCTTTCCGATCCAGTCTGTTAACGGCTTCGCCGTGAAGATGGGCTGCAGATTGCAGGGGGTCGCTCAACCGGTTTACTTTATACACCGTCGAGGTGTGGAAGTTGTATGGCTAAATCAGACAGCTTCTTTATCCGAGCAAAAGTTTCCGTGAACGGAACGACATACGCACAGAACTCAATTGACCTTGGTGCTTACGTGGATGCACTCGGTAAGAGTGTGCTTAGAATACACGGTGTTTCCGTTCAGTATGGATCACCTACTCAAATCCCAGTTGGCCCAAATAACGATAACGGCATGACAGCCTACCAACTTACTACACAATCACAAACTGCAATGGTAGACGCTACCGATCGTAGCCTTATCTCTTCAGGTAGACTTGTAGTCGGCACAGCTGCAGCTGGTAACACGTCCGTTAGCGACATGCCTGACTTGTCTCCTGAAATGTTCCGAAATGGCTACCTTGTTGCAGTCGAGCAACTGTACATCGGTACAGACTCAGCTGCTCAAGCTGTTGTCGATCAAGTGTCAATCGTTCTCGAGTGCACAGTTGAAACCCTATCCCAGTCTGCAGCAATGGCACTCGCCCTCTCCCAACAGTGAGGTGTTTACTCTGGACCAAGAACAAAGCAAGCGCCTTGGGCAATTGCTCTCAATGGGTATTCCTCTGCCAATCGCCTATCCTATTGCACTTGATCCTACACAAGCCAAAGCGGGTCTTGCTGCAGGCGCCGAACTCTTTGTTTCTGGAGCTAATACCGCGCTCGACGCGATCGCTCAACCAAAGAAAGCCAAGCGTAAGGTGTCAGCTTACAACCGACGTTACAAAGCAGCTTTCAAGAAGATAGCTCCTAAACACAAAACCAAGAACGGCAAGTGGAAGACTGGTGGATTCAAGAGAGCTGTTCGAGCAGCGCATAAGGAGGCGAAGAAGTGAAGCAACATACTCTTCGAGGACGTGTAGCCCCCAACACAACAAAGCGATTGATTCTGAACGATGGTCGTTTGAATCATGGTATGGTTGTCAAGGAGTTCTACGTGTGGACTATCTCTCAAGCCAGTGGTGACGACGTGGACTGCATTCTTTCCCTAAGTGGTACAATTACAGCTGAGATGGATGCGAGTGATAATCGACAGATTGGCTGGGCACGTGAGACTACTACTGCAGGTACTCGTTTAGCCAGCATGGCAATTATCGACCCTGATCATGTAGTTGTCCAGGATCTATGGATTTCCAACCTCGAAACCACTGCAGGTTCTGAAGCTAATTACCTGGTAATCTTAGAAGCCAAGGATTTGACTGACAATGAATCAGTATTACAACTAATCAAGGAGAGATCTCAAGATGACCCAAGATAAACCAATTGAAGAAGTGAAATCTACAACTCGAATTGAACGTTTCGCTCAATGGTTGATGACACGTGAGGAACGACGTGGAGAGAAAGAGACAAATCTTGACACCCTGGTCAAACTAAACGTTCTGGTATCCTTTCTCACTTTGGCTATGG